CAAATGCTGCGAAACGGTTGCTTTGGCAATGGGCAGTTCTTCGTGAATGTCACCGAAGAAGCAACTCTCTTGTTTTGCCAAGAAAGCAAGAATAGCCACCCGTGCCGGATGTCCCATTGCTTTGGCAAACCGAGCAATTTGTTTCTGCTCTGTTGTGTATCGTTTTTCTTTCATTCTAATTCTCCTTTCTTGTTCGCAAAGGTACGAACAATATTTTGAACAGCCAAATAATACGGCATATTTTTTTCGACCCGTACATTCCCTAGGATAATATGGTCGGCAAAACAAAAAGTACAATCCGGCAAAACAAAAAGTACAATTTGAGAGGTGGTGAATTGCCATCTGAACCGAGTGACAAAATGGCAACAGACCTATCGTCTAGATACAAAGAGAGAGGGGGACAGTGGAGTCCTCCTCTCTCTATTTAGTGGGTTGGTGTATCTACTGGGGTACTACCTCCAGCTTGTAGCCGAGGTAGTCTAAATAGCGCTCGATGGTTGTAATCTGAGCGGTCTGCGCACCGCTCTCGAAGTTGGTTATGGCGGTCGTGCTACTCATCACACCATCCTTGATAACTTTGTATTTGGTGATTTTCTGCTCCTCTCGGAGCCTCCCTATTTCCTGCTGGATCTCCTGTGCGGTCATAGTCGTGTTATCATTGGATTGTCTGACGTCTGGCCATCTCTGCGTCTAGCCGCTTGGAGAAGTCGCTGTACAGCTGTGCCTGAGCCTCTATTAAGCTGTAGAGGTTGTGCCTAGCTTCGTTTACTTGGTCGCATACGAATCCACCGCCGAACGGCATCCCAGATATGTCGTAGTCCTTCATCTCTCTAGCTGAGCGGTGCAGATTGATGCAGTAGTTGTTAGCTTGTCTACTGGTGACCATCAGCGTTTCGATGTCCATGTCCTCTAGCTTGTAGCCCTCTAGCTCTGCCTTGATCTCTTGTAGTGTCATACTATGTTTTGTTGCTTGGTTTGTACTCTGATTCTAGCTCAGGTGGGTATCCCTCCTTTGCTATGACAAATATACGAAAACTTTTTCACCTAGGCAAGTAATCACGCTCATTTAGAGGGAGATATATTGTTTAATGGCGCAGGCGATGTGATACATCATTAGTGGCGGTACGGACATGCCACAGATGTAGTGCGGGGATTGCCCACAGAAGTCATAGTCTAGGGGGAATGAGGAGATCTTACAGACCTCCGCCTGGCTCAGATAGTGGGGCTGTGAGAAGTGCATGAGGCAGTCAGACTTGCTTAGGAGTGTCGGGCAAACCTTGTCTGCGTACACGTACGCATGATTATAGCTACTCCTCTTATTGCGCAGTCTGACGCTAGCGTCTGCCTGCGTGCGATCTCCTACGGCTCTATGCTCCCATAGCCATCGAGCGACTGTGGACTTGATCTCTCGCCCCTGATAGTCTGAGATCTCTTTTGCGGTCACTACTCGGCTGTCTGAATAGACATTTAGCGACTGTTTAATGGGCGATAAATCCTCCCTAAATGCTATGAAAAACACTCTAGCACGTCTCTGCGGTACGCCCATATACTGAGCGTCTAAGAGGATGTGTCGCACGTTGTAGCCTGCTGCATTGAACTCCTTATATATACGGTCTACGTAGCTTTTGGCAGATCCCATGAGTAGCCCTTTGACGTTTTCGGCGACTACGACCTTTGGCCTGAGTTTGCGGGCAAGTGCGATAAAATCAAAGAATAGCGTGTCCAAGACTTGCTTGCACTGCCCCTCGCGGAAGTGCTTGCGCACACCCCAAGAGCGCTCTCTCAGTCCTGATATTGAGAATGTCGAGCAGGGAGGCGACCCATCGAGTATGTCTAGATTGTATAGCTCTGGAGGCAGGTCATCACGCTTCACGAGAGTCTGTATAGGCTCCAAGTAAGTCAGTCTAGGAGCTAGGTTGTGCTGGTATACCTGCATCATGCGTGGGTCTATCTCGTTGCACCCGATGACGTCATAGCCAGCTAGCTGGTATCCCATCGAGCTGCCACCGCCACCCGCGAAGCATGTAAATACGGTGCCAGACTTCTCCTGCGGGAGCTCTGAGAGCGTCCAATTATAGCTCTTATCGCACGACATACATTATATCGGTGTAGTGGTTATTGGCGTTGGTCGTGTTACGTCGTAGGTGCTTGGTCGCTCTGCTAAATGGATTCTGCGCCTTGAGTGTGCTCTCTGCCCACTCGAGTATGGGTACTAGGTCGCCTCGGGCTGAGGTGAAGTATATGACCTGCTTGCCATTGAGATGTCCTAGTAGCTCTAGTGTGTCCTCCAGTCTCCAGCCAGTCTGGTATTGGTTGGTGTTGGTCGCTAGGTATGGCGGGTCTGCGAGGTAGATGATCTTGGGGTCGTTGCCGAACTCGGTGATAAGGTGGCGGTAGTCTGCGTGTCTTACCTCTAGGCCTGCCAGATAATCTCTAGCGGGTGCTATCGGAGTGGTCGGAATGCTATTGTATAGCGATCTGCCAGAGAGCGCATCGATGGAGTCGCAGTAGTGCATCGTGTATAGGAGCCAGGTGGATATGGTGGTGTAGTCTATGAGTAGACCGTCCTGCTGGCAGGCGTGTAGTACGTTGCAAATGCGGTGTGCGGTGGCTGGGTCGATGCGCTTGGAGCGAGGTACGTGAGCCACTAGGGGGAGTAATCGCTGGCGTATAGTATCGGTCTGAGGTATTAGCGCGAGTCTATCGGAGTAGTGGTCGTGATCGTTGTATAGGACACGAGCCGAGGGGTGTATATCCTTGCAGACTCTGCTGAGTAGCCCAGAACCGCCGAAGAGGTCTACGAAGGTGGAGTCTGATGGGTATTGAGCTATCTGCCGAGCGAATTGCTGGATGAAGAATCGCTTCTGCCCTTGAAAAGGCAAGGGGGCTTGGGTGTAGGTTAAATGATAGTTTGCCACGAAGAAAATGCGGTTAAGTTGCGTATTAGTTGTATCTTTGTGGCACTCTCACATCAATATATAATACGAGGTGCCAAGACACCGACACAAGAGCTATTGCTCTCCTTGTCGTGGTGTCTTGGCACCTTTGTTCGTAGGATGGATGTGAGAGTCTCCTACGTTAGGCGAGGGGAGCTTTTTTGTGGCTCGCTCGCCTTTAGCTGTGTTATTGCTTTGGTGTGGAGGAGGCGGAGGAGGCGACGACTGTTTTGACCTCGCCGGTGTTGGAGAAGGTAGCGTTGTAGGTAGCTTCTTCCTTGGCGGGGTGTGTCTCGTCGATGGAGTCGATGATGAATTCTCCCTCCTCGTAGGTGGCTCCTTGTGGTGCGTTGTTGCGGTAGCCGTAGCGTAGCTTGACGGGCTTGGCTTCTTTGTAGAGAGCGAATAGCTCGGAGGCGATGATGCCGTTGTCGTCTTTGCCGATCTTAACGAAGCCGTCTACGGTGATTGTGATCTCAAGGGAGTTGACGGACTTGGCTTTGTAGAGGGAGTTGGTGGTGTCCTTGTCGACGATCTCCTTGGAGTTGGATTTACCGGCTATTTTGTGTGACTTGGCTCCGAGTGTGGGGATCCATTTGCCGTCTCGCTCGATGAGGAGTGTGATGTCTGATCCGTTGAGGTAGGTAGTTGACATAATGAGAAGTTTGAGTAGTTTGTTAGTGAATGAGTCTTAGGAGTCGTGCTAGTCGATAGAGTGCGAGTAGTATGGCGATGGCTCCTGTGTAGGTGAGAGCTTGTTGCCACCAGTTGAGTCGGTGCACCTCTCGGACTACTTCGACGGGTACGGGAATCTCTGTGTGAATGGTGTCGTAGCTTGTGATGGTATCTCGTGAGTGGGTGAGTCGTGTGCGATAGTGTACCTCTCGTAGGCGGATGGTGTCGGGTCTGTTGTAGATGATGACGCTGTCCTGTATGATGAGTGTGTCGCGGGTGTGGTGTAGTGCTGTGGAGGCTGTTGTGGTGGTTGTCTTGATGGGCACAGCCCGGCGCGGTGCGCAGGCTGTGAGGAGGGCAGTAAAAGGTAAAAGGTACAAGATATGGTGTATGGCTCTTACCAATGCGGGGGTCATGGCGTGGGGGCGTTGTGGTCTTCTTGAGGCTCGTCGGGGCGCTCGTCTGGACGGTCATCCTCTCTGTCTGAGAGCTCTTTGAGTAGCTGTGTGCGCTCTCGTATGAGCTCTTCATAGCTTGAGAGTAGCATCTCGAGTGTCTCCTTGTGGCTTGTGAGGTTGTCTTTGCGACGCTGTGAGCGGTTGAGGAGGAGGTTGACGAGTGAGGTGATGACGCCTCCAGAGATGAGTGCGGCGATGATTTCTGTTATGTTCATCATTTCGTTGCGTTGTAGGCTGATTCGATGCGTATGAGCTCGGATTTGATGTAGTTTACGGCTT